TCCCCCTCCGGGTTGAGGTTGCACCATACCGTAGCGAAATCGCCCGTGTTGTTGACTAGTTCCGCCGCGTGTTCGCACCTGTCCTTTATTGTCATTCGCCTTTCATCGCGCTGTTCTTTTAGCCCCACGGCCGGGACGGAGAAAAGCATCTCGGGAAGTAGCGCGTCAAGGTCTTTTAGTTCTATTTCATTCTCGATCAATTCCGGTAATACAAACCCATCATTATCGAATCCTAAATCTGAGGGCATACGCACAGCCCGAGCCCATGAGCATACCCACCTCCAAAAAGCTAAATGAGCATGGCCCTTTAATCGCCATTTAGTTTCCTCGGTAAATCTTCCTCGCTTATTTGTAGCGCAATTGTTTTGATCGTTAATAAAGAACTTTGAAAGCATGTCCATATAGCCGAGATATCCAAGGGCCTCCGAGCTTGTACCTAGCTCAATAAAATCGTTCGGGGCGGCCGTGGCTGTAGCGAGTAAACGGTACTTTATTTTACGGCTAAACGCGGTTATCTCTTGCTTGTACTGGCCCCGGAAGTTTTTAAGGATCGAGCTTTCGTCGCATATAAGAGCCTCGAAATCGGCGGGGCTAAAATGATGTAATTGTTCATAGTTGGTTATTGTTATTTTGCCTTTGATCTTGCCGTCCCGCGAACGCTTCGCTTCAATGCCGAACTTCTCGGCCTCGCGCTCCATCTGTGCGCCTACAGCTATAGGGGTCAAGAGTAATACATTCCCGTTTGTTTTCTCTACGATGTTTTGCGCGAAAGCAAGCTCGATCAAACTCTTACCAAGCCCGCAATCGGCGGCGCACATCGACCGCCCTTTCCTGACATGCCAGTCAATCAAATGCCTCTGGAAATCAAACGCCATATCGGGCATAAACACCGGCTCAAATCCGTACATCCCCCCTATTTGTGCTTTTTGTTCTAGGTATTCTGCATAATCCATTGTCTCCCCCTAGCTCTTCCTCTTATCATGCCCCGCGCTTAGATGCAAGCGAAATCGCTCTGTCCCGATCCTCTTTTTTCAGTTTGTCAACCTGGCCCGGTTCAAACTCCGGGGTATGTATTAGGCTTTTCGTATATAGTAAATCCCGATACAATGCGGCACCGTCGCGTGTCAAGTACCCCTCGCGGAGGCATAGATCATAAAGCGGCGAACCGGGATACGGCGTGGCAATCGAGATATTCCTTTGATCGAGCGGGAGGGAATTGGCATAGTCTAGCGTGCGTTGCATGTCGCCTAACGTCTCGCCGGGGTATCCGATGATGAAAAAGCCGCACGTCTTTATGCCTTCGGCCTTTAGATGATAAACCAATTCGAAGGCATCCGGGCGCGTCATCCATTTATCGCCTAACTTCATCAGCTTCGCCGTAGACTCGACGCCCGTCTCAAAGGGCAAAGATACCCTCCAGCACCCCGATCCGGCCAGTTCGCGGATATGCTCGCGCACTCCCTTGGCGTAAATGCCGTTAGGCGTTGACCACCATAGTCCCCGCTGTCGAAGCTCGCCGATGATCCATGAGAAGTTTTCCCCCGAGGCTAGGAAGTTGTCGTCCTCGATGAAGATCTCCTCGAAGCCCTCTAGCACAAGTGCATCGAGATAGGCCGCGATCTTCTCTCTTGAATAGTACCGCGTCGAGCCCCAGAATCCGTTGACCCCGCAGTAGGCACAGTGTCGCGCGCACCCGCGAGAGAACTCAACAGGCATCCAATGAACGGTTTTGCTTTGCAGGTCATGGGGCGATCCGCGATCCCAGTACGGCCGCATCCGATCCGCGCTAGGGTATGGATAGTCTATCTCGTCGAAGGTATGTGAAGGGAAGAGTCCCGTCTCGCCCTCGCCTTTTATGACGCGCGCCACACCCGGAGGAGGCGGAACTGCGGCCGCATGGAAGCCACCGGCTACCGCTCGCACCCCCCGCTCGGCGCAAAGGGCCGCCGCCTTGGTGTAGATATCGTGCTGAATCGAGAACTGAGCCGACAGCCCGACGATATCCCATTTCTCGTCAAGCCATCGGTCAAGCCTAGCAAGGTCGCCGTCAAGATGGCAGTCTATTGTCATGACCGCCGCACCCTCCCACTTGTCCGCATTGTGCGCGATTGACCATAGCCCTATTGGCGGCATATAGCACGGCTTTTGGGTAGGCTTACGGGGCTCGGGTAACTTGACAAGTAATATGTTCATATCATTATACCGCACATGCCTATGCACTCGCCCTGCCATTCTTCGGGGCCGAAATCAAAGTCTTGGGCGGCCTCTTCAATTTCTCTGAGTCGCGTAAGGCTGATATCCTTGCAATAAGTATGCGGAAAATATATCCGCTCAACTCTTTCCCGTTCGCCATATATGTCCGGCGCAATCCTTAAAAGATGGCGCCACTGTCGCGCCCCTTGCCTTACACATCCGCCCGAACAATTATTATGTTCAAATCCCATTGCATACATTTTGGGTCGTTTGATTCCCGTTTCGGCCATGATCTTTCGCGCTCCTTCGGCGTCAAGGTTTTTATCTATCAGTGGAAAATGGCTGTTGATTCCAAGCGCGGTATATATTGCCCTAATTCTGGCCGCCCGATGTATTTCATGCACGCCTATGCCAAAATATAATTGATCTCCTGGCCTTGCAAACTTTTGCAACCGCTCTGCTTTTAGGACGCGCGAACAGAATGGCATACGATTATTGGCGAGACTGTGGTTGTCGCGGAATAGCTCTTCGGGGTTTCGCCCATCAGAATCCTCAGTAATCGGTGTTTTTAGATAGTCCGCCAAGTCGGCTAGATAGCGGTATAAATCAGGATGCTCCCATTTTGTATCATTAAAATATAATACGGGGGCCAAGTCTCGAATCAATACCGCGACGGCCGCGCTCGATTCGCCTCCAGATAGGGCTACTATATTACGCATCACGCCCATCTCCCCTGAATATGCCCGGCCCCGCAAACGCAAACCGGATTAAGTAGCTCGCCACCGCGACGAATCATGCTCCTATCTTGGTATATCCAATCCGCCTTCGGATGGTAATGCCTTGGAGCGGATAATCGCAGGATCTTCGCGCGGAGGTTCAGCTCGCGGACTCGCTTTTCAAACTTCACCCGATCCCCCTTCCCATAAACTGCTTGCACTTGCTACAGTTTACCGATTCGCGCGGAAACCCATCGCATAGCCAATAATCCGCAGTCAGCAGTATGCCGCATAAAGTATAGTTTCCCGATTCGTATGCGTGAATCCTAGCCCCTTTCTTTTTAGGCATACCACTCGGCATAAAAGAATCATACGCTACTATCACGCGCCCCCCTTGTCGAACACTCGCCCCGCACTCGCGCCTTAAACTTCACTCGCTCCCCCAATGTGAACAAACCGCATCCATAAGTTCTTGCGGGGTATCTTCTGATATCGTAGAAACATGCGAACCATAGCGCCATATCTCACAATGATATTGTGCCTCCACATACCACACCTTACCGTAAAACTCCCACCCAGTGTATTTAGCCCAGCAGTTGCCCCCCTTCAACTCTTCGGCTACGCTTTCGTCTATCACGTGATCGAAATTGGACATAAGGCTTTCGTTTGTTTCTGCAAGGTTTCCCGGCATCTCAAGCATTTTCTCCCCCTATAAAATCGTCCGGCTGTTCAAGCGCGCAATTCCAATCCATCCCCAACTCGTAGCACGTGTCAATCAGCACGATCATCTCCGCGCTCGTAGCCAGGGCAACGGATCGCGGCTCGATCACCTTGTGCCCGTCAAGCTCGATTGATTCGCACGGGTAATTGTGAACCGAGGCCGCGTACATCTTGCAATAGCGTTTCATTAGGTCGGGCGATACAGCCTTCCATAAAGCCAGCTTCGCGCACAGCGCATGGAATAGCCTGTTCTCCGGCGAGGTCTTACCCTTGGCTTGGAGTAGCTCAAAGGAATGGCCGCACCGGGGACAGGTCATGCCATACGCTCCCGCATGCGGGCCTCTAGCGCGTCAAGCTCGGCGACAAACTTAGCCACCTCGCGCTCGCAATCGGTAGCCATCGGTTCATCGAGCTGGAATCGCGCTATCTTTATCGCTAGCTTATCCGGCAGCCTCGGATCGAAGGAAACAAAATCGCACGCCGTTACATTCTGCCCGACGCATAGCATCTGAAAAGTCATTTGCCACTGGTAGCACTTGGGAATGATGCCCGAGTCTAGGAAGTCAAGATGCGTCGCCGTGTTCGGGCATTTGATCTCGACCAGCCCCGCGATCTTGCCGTCGTAAAGCAAAAGCCCGTCCGGCGAGGCCCCGGCCATCGGGATTGAAGGATGAGGGAATCCAGCGCACTGCGTAACTTCATTCCCGGTTTCCAGCTCGTAGGCGTCCCGCGCTTCGTCTTCGTGGTCAATCCCCCACTGAATAGCCACGGAAGTGAAAGACTCCGCCCGCACGCCCGTCAAGCGCTCGCATAGCAGCTCGGCCATGTAGTTTCTACGGGATGCGCTAGCCTCCCCGCCCCGGCCCTTCGCCATGATATCGGCCACGCGCGAGGCTCCTACGCGCCCGAGTCTCCTTGACAAAAACTCTTCCGGCGTCTCGATCATTCGGTTTCCTTGGGAAGCCTTCCCGTTATGACGTAATAGGCCGCCGCGCATAGCTTTTCGCGTTCGTCTAGTTTCATTGCCTGTATTTTGTTTACCGGTTCAAACTGGCTATAAATCTCGGCGAATCGTTCCCGGATTGTCGCCAATTCAAGAGCCTGCCCCGCATAGTTGTATCTTTGATAGGCTTCGCGTTTTTCAGCTTGCGCTATCAGAAATCTTGAAGGCGCTATAAGCGCGTCTATATCATGCTCTTTCATTTTTCCGCCTTGGCTTTCGCCCGCTTCCAGTAGTTCCGGAGCTTGGACTCGTCCGGCTCTTCCTTCATAAGCTCCCGCGTGATGATAGACACCGCTTCGGGAGACAGCTTGCCGGATTTGATGTACTCTTGAAGATCCATCCGAAGGGAGCCTTCGTCGAGCGTCTGACCGTCTAAGTCCTCGCCCTCGACCGTCAACCCGAACCCGGCGATGAACGTGTACCGCCGCCCATAGGATGACATGGCCCCGGCTACCTGTATCGGGTTCATCCTCGAAGTCCCCTGGATTTCCGGCGCGTCAAAGTAGTTCTCTTGCACGTGCCCATATCCCCGGATGGCAAGGATAGTCCGCTTAGACTTTCCCTCGATGGCTTCCTCGCGCCACGAATAGCTGAACCCGTGTCGGGATATGATCGGATTGCAAGCCCTTTGCAAGACTTCCAATGGCGCGTAAACGTACATTACCTCGGACTCTTTCTTGGCTTCCTTGCGCTTGGTAATGATCGGAAGCTCGGCTTGCATGGCCGCAAAGTGTAGGTCAAAATCCTGTTTCGCGCGCCTGTCCTCTTGCTTGTTCATAAGGTCAACTAGGCGCTCGATGACGCTCGGGTCAGCCTTGTTTTCGAGCGCTAGCCGGATTAGCGGCGCATCGGCCTCGACTACGGCAACGTCTGTCATCGGCGTGGCGTCAACGGGTACGAGATTCATGCCGAGCCTCCTCTAGCCAGCGATAAAGAGTATTAATTAAATCGGCATCGTCGCGGATGATTTTTTCCAGTTGCGCAATATATTTTCGTTGCCCCTCATTCCCATCATGCAAAATCCTTATCTGGGCATTGAGAGCCGATTCAAGTTCTTCACTCATCCCATTCTCCCGGCGCTTCAGCGTCGAGCGCGCACGCTTCCTCGATATCCTCAAGAGCCTTGTCGCTCAGGATGCTGAAAATATCGGGGCCATCTTTGCTTGTGGAAACGGAAATGATCTCGATTTCCGAAGGCTCGTCGGGGAACCCCGGGTCGCCGTTGCGAAGGTACATTCGTCCCGGGCTCCCGGGGTAGAACGAAAAGACGACGTAAAGCTCCCCGTCATAGTCAGGAATGTAAACCGTAGCCGTTCTCTTGTTATCCACGATTTCCCCCTATTCGTAAATACACGCCCATTTCACGCAACCGCCCGGCAACTTGTGCGGGCACGTGGCGCATGGCCTAGTATTCCCTACTTTTGCCCCGGTTGCAAGGATAATCGCTTCCGCGGTATCTTTTGCCAGCTCCCCGATCACGGTGCTGATTCTCCCGTCCGGCGCGATTACCGAAACCCACCGGCTACCCTTGCGCTGCCGTAGAACGTAGCCCGATTCGATGCTCTGCGTCATTTCATCCCCTTTGCTTGCGCGGGGTTTCCCCCGCTAATTGGCTACTTCTGGTTTTTCCAAATCTCGTACTCGGACAAGGTGTCGAAAAAGTAATACCCTCCCTCTACCTTGACGATCTTGGCCCAGTCTCGGCCCATGCGCTCGATAGCCTCGGCCCTGGTCTTGCTCTCGACAAACTTGCTCATTGGT